CTTGTTGACGATGACGGCAAGTCCCTTTTTGAGATCGTGTCAAAGTCGTCAGGAGGGCAGGTAACCGGATCCAGAGGTGGATATCCTGGCCCCGAGTTTAGCGGTGCAATCCTGCTTGATGACGCATCCAAGCCGAATGACATGTTTAGCGCGGTCAGGAGAGATGCTGCTAACCGCCTGCTTGTTGATACCATCCGATCAAGGCGGGCCGACAAATCCAAGGCGCACCCAACCCCCATAATCGCTGTTCAGCAGCGCCTTCATGTCAACGACGCAACAGGCTTCATGATGTCTGGCGGCATGGGTATCGAATTCGATCTAATCAAGGTTCCCGCGCTGATCAACGATGAGTACCTGCAGAATCTACCTCAGTGGATCAAAGATAAATGTTGGGCCGATATTAAGGACTCCCCGGTCATTGATGGCTACCGGTCGTTCTGGCCATCCTTTGAGGGGGTTGAGCAGTTATTCGATCTGTGGCAGTCCAACCCTTACACCTTCCTGAGCCAATACCAACAGGCGCCGATAACTCTGGGCGGCCAGATCATCAACCCGGACAAATTCGTATGGTATGGCGACGGCGGCGACATCGATCGCCCTATTACTTTCGAGTGGAGATTCATCACTGCAGATACAGCACAGAAGGTTAAGACCCACAACGACTACACTGTTTTCTGCTGCTGGGGAGTTTGGCAAGACAGGCTCTATTTGCTCGATCTGGTTCGAGCCAAATGGGAAGCGCCAGAGTTAAGGGTTAATTTTATCAACTTCATCCATAAGCAATGGGCGTTAAACACTACCGGCAACCACGGCATATTGCGAAGCGTCCATGTGGAGGACAAGGTGTCTGGCTCGGGTTTGATTCAAGAGTCTGCTAGGCATTCGCCTTTGCCGATCACCGCGGTTCAGCGAGGAGCAGGACAGGATAAACTGACCCGGGCAATGGATGCCGCACCGCAAGTCGATATGGGCAAAGTCTGCCTGCCCATAGGCGAGCCGTGGGTTTTGGACTTCGTAGCAGAGTGCGCAGGATTTACAGCTGATGACTCGCATGCGTTCGATGATCAGGTCGATAACCTAATGGATGCCGTAGAGATAGCCATTACTCGCCCCGGCCAATCCTGTGTTAATATGCTGTTATCATCGCGCCAACGAAACAGAGCAGGGCTATAGCATGGTTAGTAAAGTCGTAGAGGTTAACAGCACGAGCTATACCAAGCTCGACACGACCCTAGAGAGCGCCCTTGATTGCGTGGCTGCTGATGATTCTGAGATTACTGTGGTGTTCGCGACGGCTCAGCCTGCAATCGCTACAAAGGGGTATCCAGTCACCACATCCCGCGGCGTCGTTCGTAACGGGCATACGGGTGACATGTGGGCCAAAACTGGCGGCGGCGTATTCACGGCCGATGTCGTCGTAGGCGAATAGCATGGTTGATTTCGTCAACAGGAATCCGATTGCCACTCGATTTGTGAATGAGTCTGCTATCGCGTCGTTGTTCCGGCGGTTCGCGCTCGGCACGGGTGGGTTTGACTTTTCCCGGAACGGTGATCAGTTCGGCATTGATAGCGGCGGAAACCTTGTTCGGTCGACTCAGGACGTCTCGGCGCATATCTTCGGCGTGGGTATTCTGCTTGAGGACGTAAGGAGTAATCTTTGCTTGGAAAGCGAAGATCAGACGGATGCTGCATGGGTAAAGACTTCCACGACTACCACGGGGAACACCGGCACAGGCGCAGACGGGGCGACCACCGCCGACAGAATTGAATATGTAGGGTCTTTGGGCGCACCGCAGGCCAGGGGGAACGATCAGACAGTAACCATTGGAGGCGGCACTGCGAGTAAAACTTTTACTGTTTCAATGTTCGCTAGAGCTAAATCCGGCACGTCAAAAATACGGCTCAAAAACACGCACGGCGGTGTTGCCGATAACTTATCGTCAGATATTACGCTGACAACAGCCCTCACCAGACACACATTCACAGTTACGAACAGTGCTGCTGCGGGGTCAGGGGCGCAAATAATAGGGGTTAAAGCCGCAACTGATGACAGTGCGTTTGACATAGAGGTTTGGGGATTCCAGCTAGAAGAGGCGGCTTTTGCGTCCTCCTACGTTCCAACTCTAGGCGCAACCGCATCCCGTTCAACAACAGATATGCGGCGCCTCTGGCCTTTCCCTGCGAATGGCATTAGTGAACAGATCATCGATCGCCCCCAGTTCGACGCAACGGACGACAAGGGTTCTGACCTGCAGATTATCAACCTCAGCGACGGCACAGAGAACAACTACCTGCGTGCTGCCTTTGCCCAGGGTGATGACCGTATCCACCTTAAAAAGCGGGTAAGCGCGGGAACGGAGGTGGTCGTATCGACTCCAGTGTCAGCATTGAACTACGTGAAGGGCGACAGGCTATCAATTCGCTTTGTTGCTGACGGGAACGGCCTCGACATGTGGGTCAACGCACTGGCGAAGGTCAGCATTGCAACAGGCGACGCGCCGACTGACTGGACCACCAAGCTGACCACGATCGAGCTGCCGCCGTCATTCCATACCGTGGAGTCGTCAAGGCTGTGGAACCAAGCCAACGCTGATGTTTTCATGGGTAACCTGACATGATCAATCTGGACAATTTATGGCTGGCCTTCCGGAGTGACGCGCGCTTGGCTATTGCTATCTGGGGCCGGACGGGCCTAACGGCAGACCAGCAGATTATCAGAGACGCCCTCGACAGCCACCCCGAGCCGGAGCACATCAGCGTAAGCACAAAGCGCGATACTAACGGCGGCAAGCAGTGGGAGATGTTCAGCATCTACACCAGCGACATCGTGGCTCTGATGGCTGCGGTTGAATCGATATTCCCGACGCCGAACAATGCGCTTGTGCTCGGGGCTTGGGATATGAGGACAATCTATATCGATGCTGATGGGGATCCGTGGTGCGTGCAACTCGGGTGCAGCATTGACGACAATGGCGAAGTTACTGGTACCCCAACCTATCCAGCCCACCCGCGCACAAAGAACTTTATGCCTGATGACGTGACATATGGCGCCGATGGCATGGAGACGGACCGCACAGCCGCATCCGGACCCAAGCAAGTCAACGTCATGTTCGGCCAATCACCCAGGATGTTCCAATGAGCCGATCGATGCTATAATCGACGTTAGCCTGTGGTGGGTGCAGGAGCGTAAGCCGGGATTGATCCCCTGGTTTGCGCTCCAATTCAGCGCCTCCACAGTTCAAGCATTCACCACTATAGAGGCGACCCCTCATGAAATCCGCTGCAACTCTGCGCAAAGAAGCCGCACTACCATACGATCTGGCTGTAACCCTGTTTGATTATGATCCTGAGACTGGTGTTTTGACGTGGAAGAGACGCCCGGGTGAAACAAAAGGCGAAAGGATATTTAATGGTAAATTTGCTGGCAAACCTGCAGGTGCCGATTCTCCCCTAGGGTATCTGCAGGTCATGGTGATAGGTAGAAACTATTTAGCGCACCGAATAGCATTCCTTGTCCATCATGGGCGATGGCCTATTGATCAAGTTGACCATGTTAATCACATCCGCGCAGACAATAGGGCTCTTAATCTAAGAGAGGCAACAAATACAGAAAACAGCAGGAACCATACCCTTAGATCAACAAATACGAGCGGAGTTGTTGGTGTGTATTGGGATTACCAGCGTGGCAAATGGCAGGCAGAAATCATGGTCAAAGGGCGCAAGAAATATTTGGGCAGGTTCTTATGTAAAGACGAAGCCATAAAAGTCAGAAAGAACGCAGAGGCTATGCACGGGTTTAACAAGAACCATGGCGCTGCCAAGCCGAAAAGTTCGTTAGATTCTGATATCATGCAGATACAAGATGACATCCACGGGGCCTTGCAGGCATGAAACCAATTCTACAAATGATGACCAATGGCCTCATAAGCAGGTTTGCCTCTACATTTGGGACTTTAGATTCAAAACACCAGCAAGCATGGAACGACTACGGATATTCTGATAGCTTGACGTTTGACATGCATTGGTCAATGTTCCGCCGTTTAGGGATCGCCAAAGCTGGGATAATGCGACCAGTGGAAAAGTGCTGGCAGTCTAATCCGACCATTCTTGAAGTCCTTGGCGACGATAAGCCGCACGACCAGACAGACTGGGAAAAATCATTTGAGATATTCGCCAAAAACATATACCTGTGGAACCGTTTACGCGGCGTTGACTACCGCAACCGGGTTGGTAGGTACGCTGGGCTGATCATGATCGTTCGGGATAACAAGGCGCTCGATCAGCCTTTGTTGCGGATCACCCTTGAACAGTTCGCCAAGTTCATTCCGGTGTTCGAGGGACAGCTTGAGGTAAAAGACTGGAACCAAGACCAGACCAGCGATACCTATTCAGAACCGGCTATGTATCAGTTCCAGGAGACTGGCGCCGGCGATCGCGATCCGAACAGCGTTCGTGCTGTCGATGTACACCCGTCCAGAGTTATTATCTGGGCAGAAGGGGCTGACGACGGAAGCATATACGGTGTCCCTGCACTTGAGGCTGGATTTAACGATCTAATCACCCTGGAGAAGATCATTGGCGCATCCGGCGAGGGGTTTTGGAAGAATAGCCGGGGCTCGCTGCATATTGATATCAATGAAAAAGCAAATCTTCAGCAACTGGCGCAGGCGCTTGGAACTGACTTAACCGGTCTTCCTGATGCTCTTGAAGATCAGATCGAGGCGTTCAGCAAGGGATACGACAAGCAATTGCTGACCCAAGCAATGACCTCTACTCCAACATCGATCAACATGGGCGACCCTGAAAAGCCGTTTAAGATCGCGCTTGAGGACTTTGCCGCCAGCATACCTGTACCGGCCACCATCCTGATTGGGCAGCAGACTGGCAGGCTGGCATCGGACGAGGACGGCAACAGCTGGGATCTGACCAACATGTCCCGGCGTGAGTCGTTCGTGATCCCTCAGATTGAACTGACCATTCAGCGCCTTATGGAGATCGGTGTTATCGAGCGCAAGGAGTTCGTGGTTGACTGGGAGAGCCTGATTGAGCCGACCCAGGGAGATCGGCTTGCCAACGGAGACTTGATGGCCAAGATCAACCAGGCCGGAGTTGCCACTGGGGTAATACCATTCAGCTCTGACGAGATCCGCGATGTGTCTGGGTTTGATGCTGAGGAAGATGATCTGGTAGGCGAAACGGATCTGCTAGACCTGCCTGAGCCAGACGCCACAGATGCCTAACTCCATAATCCCCCGCAACAAGCAGAATCCGAGCAACACAGGCCGGATTGTTCGCAGGACCAACAAGATCATCTCCGACCGGCTGGCGGCGGCTGAGCGCGCCGTATTGGCCCGGTTCAACTCCATACCGTTCCGCATCATCAACGACGAAACCGGAGAGGTGATCACCAACGCCATTCGCTACGTGTACCAGCTCGACGCCCAGCTGATCGCGGAGACGTCCGAGTTCATCCAGGCGATAATCGAGCAGTTCATCCTTGAGAACCGCAGTCCCAACTATTTCCTCAACCAGGCCATGGGCAATGCATACGCGATCGGCACCGGTGAGGCCGTGACCAACCTTGGCCTGATCTCTGACGATTACAACCGCAGCATCGAGCAGGTGCTTAACTCGCCAGCGTACCGTAGCCGCCTTCAGTTCATCCAAGCGCGCGCCTTCGAAACCATGGTTGGCTTTGCCGGGGATACTCGGGCGGACCTAGCCAGGGTGCTCGGAGAGGGCATGGCGTCGGGGCAGTCGCCGAGGACTATCGCCGCCACCGTCCGGAAACGGTTTGATGTGTCGAAGTCACGGGCGGAGCGGATTGCCCGGACTGAGATCAACATGAGCCACCGCCGAGCCCGATGGGATGAGTCGGACAGCGCTCGGGATGATCTGGGCATATTCACCCGGCAGCTTCATCTGAGCGCATTTCTGCCGACTACCAGGGTGACTCATGCTGCCAGGCATGGCATGCTGCACACGACTACCGAGCAGGAGGAGTGGTATCAGATTGATGGGAACGCGATTCACTGCTACCTGCCTGATACCAAGGTCAGGGGCCGGTTTACTGCCGGGTCAAAAGC